TTGGTGCACCTCCCCTACTTACACCACGCCATTTGCTATCAGGCTTCTCAAATGGGGCAACTATGTTTGCTATTTGTGATGCAAACCAACCTAATTCTTTATGAAAATTCTCGGCGGCGCTCCCTTCTCTTTTACTTGACGCACCTCTTTCCCATCTCGCAAGACCAGAAGGTTTAACAATAGAATGGTTTGGTGGACTTAAGTCTTTTATTTTTATTTTATGTTCATTATTGTTGTCTTTGATTGTAAGTAAATCACCAAAATAAGTGTGTGGTTTTGTTGGGTTTAAAATAGTGGGACTTTCGGGGAGGTATTTAATTTCGTAATTTTTTGCCACTGGTAGGGTTGCGCCACTCAAACTTTTTTCTAGAGCAATATGAAAGGCAAAATTTCTTTCTTTTTGATAAGCGTAAACCGCATCTTTGAATCTTTGACTAGAAAAATCCATTTCATCAAAATTGTTATACCCCAATTTTTGAGGCTCAATTACAGCCGACGAATAAGGGTAAATACTTATTTTAAGTTTACCTAAAGCACCAATTAGTGTTTCTCTGTCAAACGATTTTCCATTAACAATCTTTTGTAGTTCTTTCCCGGCTTCTGTTTTTGCTTCAGGGATATCAAATTTATAATTCGTGTCAAGCAAATCAATTTTTGCGATAACTGGGATTTTGTCTTCTCCACCAATAATCCCACCAGTTGTGAACCCGTCCCCGTCACCGTCTTCGTTAGATCCGCCACCGATGGGTGTACCTAAAACCTTTTTCCCAAATTTTGAACCTTGTCGGCGAGGATTGTTCCTAGGACTGTTATCCCCTCGGATACCTGTTACACGGTTGTAGTCAGAAACATTCGTGCAAGGCAACCAAACAAGTTTCCCATCTCGTGCCGTATAACGACGGATACCAATACAGCCAAGGTTGCGTGCACGGATACGGGCAGACTCAGGATCACTAAAAGTATCAGGGTCTGTTGAACGGCTAACAAAGTTAACGAAACCCTTCTCTTCAAGTGACTTACCAGAAAACGAACCAGACACAAGTCCACCACCCGGCAGAGTTGCGATACCCGTAATAGGTTTCTCATCAAGGTTTTCCCAACCCCGTTTGGGTGCCCTATGGTTACAAACCGCATAATATTTTTTACCTGCAAGCAGGACAGTACGCACACCACCACAACCACGAGCCTTAGAAATAGCAACAGCGTCAGCACGATTCTCGTAATATGCATCAGACTTTGTTTCTAAACGCTTAGTTCGTTGAACCATCCTAGGCAAAGGCTTTTTCTTCTTAGCGGCAAGGACTTTTAGATATTCTTCTTTGCCTTTTTTGATCGCCTCATATTCTTCATGCGACCCACACGGCATCCAACCCTTTTCGGCTTCATGTGCACCTTGACAGCCAAGCATGCGTGCGACACGAAGAGCCTGTTCTCGTGAAACTAGATCAAGTTTTTCTTCTGCCATTATTTTTTATCTTTTTTTGATGGTTGCTCAACCTCTAGGGTATATGGCATAGACATTGCGTACTCGTTAAATAGTTCATCAATCTTGTCTTTATTGTCCATCAGGTAGGAAACCATTGATTCAAGATCTCCGTCCTTACCGTTATCGTTTGCATAACCATAAGCGGTGGCAATAATTTTTGAACGTGTGTCGGCGTTCTTTACTGTTGTAAATAGTTCGTTTTTGATGGATTCTTTTTGTTCTTGTGTAAGTTTCATTTTTATACTCCTCCGTTTGCTGGTACTCGAGGCGCCCTTGCGCGGCGAGGTCGCCTCGGAGGGGTTCCACCAACTTTCTGGTCGACAAATTTTAATGTTCCACCTGGAAATCCAAGATTCGGCTTAAACCATTGTTTCACATATTCCATTCGTGGTTTATCACCAGTAGGATCATCTAGCGCAAAAATAATGTCTTGGTGGGAAAATTTTGCTCCGCCTGCTGCCTGTGTAAGAATTGACTTAATCCTTGCGTACTCGGCGTCGTTGGAAATAAGCCCACCGGGACCAAAGTCTTCGTAAAACTTTAGAGGCGCTTCAAGTGCTCTAAGGTCTCCCCTACCCAAACCTGATCCCCGTTTGAACCCAACACGAGCCCAAACATACTGCCCATCATCGGCTGCGTTTACTTTGGCTTTGGTAATACCTATTTTACTTAAATAAAGAAAAGCATGTTGATTGTAAATAGTTTGAATATCAGCACCTCTGTCTAATTTACTACTGATAAACATTGAGGCTTGGTAAACTTCTCCTCCAACAAAGCGAATGCTTCTACTAGATGTTCCAATTCGTGCCCTAATAATTTGTCCTTGAGCATTGATTTCATTAAATACAACCTCAACAGAACCCCCATTGACGGACGCAACGGCATTGTAAAGTTTTCCGTTTTTGCCTTTGATCAAGGGGTGACTATAAGCCTCTTTTATGTATTCATTTCTTTGAATTGGGCTGAGCGTTCTCCATTTTTCGGGGGTCATATCTTGAAACTGTGCGCCCCCGTTGGGGTAACGTTCTTCCAAATATTTTGCAAGTTTTCCTTGACGACGATCAATCGCTGCGGATATTTGATCCTTGATTTTTTTCTTTACATCCGCAGGGGTGGGTTTTGGAATATTTGTTGCATCTGGATTAAAAACGAATCCTTGCTTTATTCTTTCAGATGCTTTGCGTATTTCTGGCTCCAAAGCATCAACCAACTGAAGATGACCTTCGTAGGAACCAATTGACTTTTTGATGTTAGCAATGTCTTCCATAAGTGAAACACGGCTTCGTTCCTTCTCTTCCGCACCATTACCTGGTGGTGTTCTTAATTTTATGAACTTGTCACGAAGTTGTGTTTCTAATTCGTTTAGTTTCGTCCTAGCGTTAGCGACGCCTCCTCGCATCTGAAAATTTGCCATATATTGACGTTTTTGTTCAGCAATTAAGGCATCAATATTGGCGCCAGGATCTCTTTTTAGAATCTCTGCTACCTTTGTTAATTCTTTTTGAAAATTCCTCAACGCTCCTTGGCGACCTTCGTTTTCGTTGAAAATCGCTTGATCCACCAATAAACTGAATTTATTCAAACTTGCCGCATCTCTGATTTCAAGCAGCGCTTCTTCAATTATTTGTTCTTGTTCGGCTTTAAATTTTGCTGGTTCTACTTTTGGTGGCTGATGCTTTAGAGCCTCGGGAGCCTTCCTAATATCTTTTTTGTCTGGTGCGATAAACGGTGCGTCTATCGGATCAATTGCAGGCGCAGCAGGTGCGGGTGGTTGTACAGGGATTTTTGGGCGAGCAGGCGCTTTGGGTACGGCAGGGGTATCAAAAACATTGCCGTCAAAAACTTCACGCCACGCGCCCTTGTAATCTGCAAGGGATTTTTTGACTCGGGCAATATTGATTTGTTCACCATCTCGTTCAATAAAATCATTGTTGGAAAGTTCACCGCGAGCAATTGCTTTTTCAATTTTATTTAGAACACTATTGGCTCTATTAATTTTTTGAATCGCTTCAGCCCGTTTAATTTTCCTCTCGGCGGCACCATTTGGGAAGTTGGCAGGGTCGTTGATAATCATTATTCGGTCATTAGGAATAACGACTTCGCGGATATAGCGTCCCAAAAATCTTTCGTCAAGCATTTGATTCAGGTCAACTTTTCGTCCAGCACCTTTTGGTTTTTTGGGTGTACTTGGTTTAGGGCTTTCGGATTGTTCACCACTATCAATAGTGTCGTCCATTCTTCGAACCGACGATGGTGTTGATAGATTGTCTAAATCATTGATGTTGTTTGCAAGAACAATGTTTTCGCGCTGAAGTTTTCGTCTTTCTTGAATATTGTAGATAAGTCGTCCTGCTAAACGCTTTTTTTCGTTAATGTCAATGTTGCCAGGTGCGTTTTCTAAGTCATAAAGGGCTTGGAGTTGTGTTTCTATTTCGTTTTCCAACCCACTGATAAGTTGTCCATTTTTTTGGCGCCTCCGTTGCATACCTTTATCAGGAAAATTCTCGCCAAAAACTTCATTCAAAAGATCTTGTTGAATATTTTCCTCAACATCTTGAATTGCGACTTCTCCTTCATCCCATTCATTTCGAAGATTTTCGTAACCCTGTATAGGAAAGTCATTTCCTTTTATCTTTAATATTTTTCCAACCTCGTCAAAATCTTCCGCATTCATTAAATCTTGAAGTTCTCTTCGTATTTCGGGTGCATTTCTGCGAACGGGGGCTGGTTCTTGTACATCAACTGTTGGTTTTGGACGGCGATCCGCAATGTCCATCTTCCTAACTAATTCGTTAAAATTACGAGCCTGCACAATTCTGCCTTGACCATTTGATGCAGTGAGCCCTAGAACTTGATCTTCGTTTTGGTCTACCGCAATGTACCAATCACCTTTTCTCCAACGCCCGTTGCCAGCCAACGCAAAATCTTTCGGCGCATCTCCAATGTCAACATTTTCTCCCCGTCGTACTCGACGTGATACTTCTTCTTCTTCGTCAAGTAATCGTTCAAGAGCGGGGTCTGGTTCTCGTACATCAACTTTTGGTTTCGGACGACGAGGTTTAACAACTTTAGGTTCAACAACTGTTTCAGGTTTTCTGACTGGTGCTTTTGGTTTCTGTGTTGCTTCAACTACGGCACGACGGCGACGACGAGCAGGTGCTTCACCTGTTCGTGGTGCGCCGGGTTGTTCAATTTCGCGATCCATTCTTCGCTGCTCAGATTCTCGTAGGTTTGGTGCACGCCTTCTGCGTGGAGCACGAGGAGCAGGCGTTAATTCTCTTGGAGTTTCAGGTGCGTCAACCGATGGCGTTCTCGCAGTCACTGCCCTACGTCGTCCTCCACGAGGAGTTGGTGCTTCCCCACCCTCTAATCTTTCCGCAACACCACGCAACCCACGCTCTAGACGACCAGAGCGTGCGTCTTGAGGATTTAAACGAGCAAGAATTCTGCGTTCACGACGAGCAATACGGCGACCTCTACGGGCATCATCAACATTCTCTAACCGTGAACCAATATCAGAAATTTGGTTTGCGATACGTCGCGCGACACCCCAACCACAAGATCTGCCAAAACGGTCAGTGATTTGTCCGCCGTAACGTGTCCCTGTTGGGCATCGCCACCCGCCTCTACGATTAGTGCCAGGAATAGACAAACTTGGATCCCAAAGAGCACGAACAGCCTTCACTTCATAAGCCATTGTTGACGTGTTTCTTTCACTCAAGAAAGATTTCGCTTTGAAGTCAACAATATTCTGAAGCATCTATCCCCACTTTTTCATAAGAGAATCGTATTTGCCGTCATACTCGTCTGGTTCTATAAAATCCGACGGGCTCGGGGTATAACCGTTCCATTCCCAAAAGTTTTCAAGTAGCGATGCTTCAAACTCGTATTGTTTTTTATTGTTTTCAAGTTTTGACAATTTTTCTTTAAGGTTTGAAAGCCATTTTTTATCTACTTCGTTTTCTTTTGGATTTATATAAAAAGAAACTTTTCCGTTCTTGATTACAATGATGTTGCGTGGCTCTTGTTTCTTTGCCTCATCATCTTCAAAGAACTGTACAAAATATCCGTCTTCAATCATTTGTGCTCCTATGGTCTTCCTGCGGCAATATCTTCAGCAGCCCGTCTGAGGGCTTTCAGATTTCGCCTCACAGCAACCACTGTGTTATATATTTTAACCCTATCCGCAGGGGTTGCCCCCTCTAGTACGGCGAACGACTGCGCCAGTTGATCGGCGATTCTGTCAATTTGCTGTTCTGTCAACTCGGATATTTTTTGTCTCATTTCTGTTAGGGCTTCTTGTCTAAGCCCGCTTCCCCTCAGAATTCTCTTTGCTTGATCTGCTGTCAGAATTGCTGGTTCCCCTAAGCCGTTGTTAATTATTCCATGATCAATCGGAATTTGTTCATCGCCAGCCCAAAGGTAATTTTTTCCATGTCTGTCAGGGTTTCCAATAATTTGATCAAGAACTCGCACGTAACCTTGAGAAACTTCATTCTTCTGTGCTGGCGGTCGCATGCCAGAAACTACGGCTCCTTCTACCACATCTCCATAGTGCTCCACCAGAATAGGTGCGTTTCTTTTCGTACTACCACGAACATTTTGCGAATTTGTTATATCGCCAGCCAATCTAACTCTAGACATTGGGCGTCCAAGAGCCTGACCAATAATTGCGGCATATTGTTCACCAACGAACTCATTTTGTACATATGATGGGCTCTTCAAAATATATTTCTTGCCTGAAACATTGTCGGTTACTAGATATGTTTTGTTTTCTCTGTTTCGTGCACCGCGGTTATTAATACCATTGCCAGGGTCTTTTTTTAATTTGAATCGTTTCGGTATTCCTCCTGCAGGATCGTCCGGATAAGACGCATTTCCAAGAATTGCGTCTTTCACAAAAACATCTGGCACATCATCAAGATCGCCGCCGTCCCTTACGAACTGAATAGCATCATCTTTTGTTGCGATGCCTTTGTTCCCTTTTTTAATTCCTTCAGGGACAAGAATTCCATCTATCTCAATATGGCCATGATTTTTGTTAAACCTTGACGCTTTACTTTTCTTTAAACGACCACTAACTCGCCCGTTAACTCTTTTGGCGGCTTCTTCATCTAAACTAGGTTTTCGCTGTCCCTGTGGTGCAGGTGGTGTCTTCGGTGTCTTGCCTACATTTGGCTCTGGAAAAGAAGTTGCATTTATGTCTCGATAACCGAGCGCATTTCCTCTCTGGCTATTGTTACGCCAAGCATCTTCTATATTTTTTGCATCTATTTTACGAACAATATAAACATTATTCTGCAAATAAATCGCCATATGCGTATCTTTGAGATTTGATTGATCAATCTTGAGTTCTGCTTGATTGAAAGCCCTAATAACATCAGGGTTCCAAACTATTTGTCCCCTTCTGTTCACTCCCTGTGGTGGAATGTTTGGAGGATTGGCGTCAAATTTTTGCTCATAAGGCAAATCAAGATTAAACTCACGACCCAAAATCTCCCCAACATTAAGTACCCCAGATTCCCTCTTGGAGCGATTCTTAGGATTACCTTCGTTGTTTACATCAGGACCACCAGCACCACCCATGCCACCACCAGCACCAGTAGGTGTGTCTCCTGCAACTGGTTGGCGTCGCGGACGACGAGCAGGTCTCACAGGACGCCCTGGCGCTGGTTCGGGGACATCATCAGATGTGGGTTTGCGAGAAGCAGAACGCCCCGCACTTTCTGCTGTTGCTTGTCTGCGACGACCTCGATTGTTTCGTGGACGACGAGCCTGCGGTGTTGGTGGTTCAAAATCTTGTGGTGCGCTACGACCGTGAGCATCTTTCCAAGCGTCACGAAGATTTTCTTTATTAATCGCATACCATTCACGGCGAGTCAACATTCCTGCGTTACCGCCACCTGCACGAATTTCACGGACACGTTTTGCGTACTCGTTGTATTTTCGTAATACGTAAGGTTTGAAGTCTTCTGTTTCTCCTGCGTCTGATGCGTCTCGTGCTGTGAGTACATCAACATTCTCTGCTTGTGGTGCAACTCGTGGGCGAGGTTGTGGGCGTTGTCCCGCCGGTGCTGGTCGTCGTGCGGGTCTAGGTGCGGGTGTCGGCGCTGTTTCAGGGATTACATCTCGTCGCCTGTTGCGTGGTACTCGTGCAGACGGTGCATCAACTTCGGGTGCTTCGCCATTACGCCGGTCTAACTCTTCGTTGATTCTGTTACGCGCTCTATCGGCGATACTTCCAGGTCGTATATCATTTAATATTGTTTGACCAATTTCTCTAAACCCACCGCGACGTCCTGTTCTTTGTATTGCCTCTCCGCCATCTAAGCGGTTGGCGATACCCCTCAAACCACCTTCAACACGACCCGTTTCTGCAACACCGCCAAGTCGTCTAATCATTCGAGCATTACGACGGTCAAGGCGACGCTTTCGTTTGTCATCGTCTCGTTGCTCTAAGCGTTCACCAATATCTGCGATTTGATTAGCGATTCGTCGTGCTACTCCCCAGCCGCACGAACGACCGAAGCGATCTGTGATTTGTCCACCGTATCTTGTTCCTACAGGGCAACGAAAGCCGCCACGACGATTAGTTCCGGGTATAGAAAGACTTGGATCCCAAATAGCGCGAACACCTTTGATTTCAAAATGTGCTGATGAACGAGTTTGATCCGATATGAAAGAAGATGCTTTGAAAGTAAGAACATTTTTAAACTCCTCATTAGAGAACTCTGACAGCAATACTTCGGATATGGATAAAACTGGAAGTGTTTGCAATTCTTTTCCCACAATAGAAATGTTCGCAACTTTTTTCTGTGTTGCTGTTCCTGAAGGGCTTGGACCTTCAATAATTTTTGATGCGTCCATTGTCTGAACTAGTTCAGGTTTAGTGATTGGTGTTTTGCTGTATTCTTGACGCAACATTTTTGCAATATCTTTAGCGGAGTCAGACATCGGTTCAAAAGTTGAACCGTTAGGTGTGGTTCTAACAACCATAAAAGGTGTTTCGTCACGGTTTTTGATAATGAAAACTAGGTTCATTTTTTACTTTCCACATTTGTGAAGGCATTGAGCAAGCCCTGTAAGTCTTGCATCGCAATATCGCTACTTTAAAATGGTATCACTAACAGGGTGATGACAATTTTAACCTAGTGTAAATATATTATTTGTTATTTAGTTTTTTATGTCCTAAAGCGATTAAAAAGTTGTTAATTTTTTCTTTGTTCTCACCCTTGTAATCCAAAATTTCAGTGTTGTAATAAGAGTACCCGTGCATCAGATATTCCAAGAGGGGCTGATCTTTGAGCGTCTTTTTTGCGTCTAAGGCTCGTTTGTTGTCTTCTTTGTCTCGTTCTTTGTTTTTTGAATAATACTTAATCGTGCCCTTATCGTCTTCAACCATCGCAAAAGGAGTCGCAGTAATTGAGGGATCCCTCATCGTAAATAGTGCCACTTTCATAGAACATCTATCATAACCCTAGAATCCAACCAGCGATTCTAGATGGGTCAACATCTGTAATGTATTTCATTTTTGCTTGAGGTCTTTCAATAACCTTATCTCTCCGAGCAAGTCTACGCTGACCGTTGGCTCCCACTGTAACCAAAGCGTCTTCAACCATGTTCATATACGGATTTTTTCTTTCCGCTTCGCGAATTGATTGTTGAACATCCGCTACGGCTGCGGTTACTTCTCGTCTACTTAAAGAACCCGCTAGATATTGTTCACGCAACGAACGAACCATATCGTTTCTTCCGCCACCATAACCATGACCCAACCACCCCATGAACCCAGCGTCGTCCCCCTCAAAGCCTAAGTGAACTTGCCCACCATATTCTGCGTCAAATCCGAGCGATGGGTCGATTGGAACAAATCTGCGTTTTCCGTTCGCATCTGTTGAAACAAAAAAGTTTCCACCATGACGATCTCTGTTGACCATAGTGAAGTCCAACAATGTTGCCCGTACACGGTCGCTTGCTTTTATATCACGAGCAGTAGCGTCCCTACCTGCCGTTAAAGGACCATCAACATAGTTTCCTGCGTGTTCAAACAGAATTGCACGCCCGTTATTTGCAACATCTGCTGGATTGCCATCAAAGCCTCTCTGTTGCGGACTGTCTACCCTAAAACCCCCAATAGGAAAACCAAAACGACCAGCAAGGTTATTTCCAATAAGTTCGTGGAAGTCTTCATTTTTTGCTGCTGACTCAATTTGGTATTTCAAATAGTACTTTTTCCCAGTCAAAGAATCAGAAAACAAAGTCATATTCCCCGATACATTTGCGTTAACCCCACCACCACCAAGATTCTCTGTCCTGAATCTGACAGTCGCCCCATTGAGTGCTTCTTTCAACAGATCATCTGGAACATCAGCAAGATCCCCACCTTTTTCTAAATGATCAATTGCTTTTTGCGGGCTATCCATACCCTTGTTGCCCATAGGTACACTTTTGACATCAGGTAAACCATCTTCGCCTATTTTCCCAATCAAATTAGGTTTGTGATCATCTTTTGAAATTGGTGGAGAAACGTCAAAACCGCCTTGTGGCTCGGGGGCATCAGCGATTGGCGCTTGTGGTGCCTGTACTTGAGGTCTCAGATCGGCAGGTAATTGTTTTGGAAGTTTTTGACGCCATTCAATACCTGCATCAATTTCAACCATTCGCATATCTACTGCTTCTTGATCCAGTTTATTTTTTTCGCGCTCAAGGTGTGCGTTGACCAACATTGATCTCGCTGCCTCTCGAGCGGTCTCGTTTTTGTTTTTTTCTTGAGACCAAAAAGCCAATTGAATATTAAACTGATTATCCAATACTTGATCTTGTCGTTGTTTCAATTGTGCTTTCTTTGATTGCAATTGTTCTTTGGTCAACCCGCGTAAATTATTGTAAGCATTAGGTTCATAATTATTTAAATTTCTTTTTATTATGTCTTTAACTGGTTGGTCTTCGGGTTTGTTAAACTCTCCGTCAACATCTAATACCCTACGTATTGGTGGCGGTCCCACTCGTTGAGCCGCTGCTGGTGGTTCAACTTGTGCTGGTGGTTGAGGAGGTTGGCTTCTTGGTTGGGCTGGTGGATTAGCCCCTTTTTTAATTTTTCGGTTTACATAATCGCCTCGTGCGTTACGTTTATTATCTTCACCGTAATAACGTCCAAACCTGCGTTCAAGTTCTAACTTGTCTTCCCCTTCAGGGAAATCTTGTTCACGCCAATATGCAGTATCGGGTAATCCTTGTTCACGGAAACGGTTACGCACATTTCTTTCTGAACGAGCATCAGGAACACTTCCGCCTAAATCTGGTGCATTGAAATTAGGATCTGGTTCTACAACTAATGGTTTTGGTGGCGCTGGCGGTGGTTTTCGTTGTGGGATTGCGGTTGGTGAAGGTTTTACCCCGTCAACAAAATCCGCTTCGGGTTTTCTGCGCACAGTTCGCTTTGCGCCTTGTTGTGTGGCGGCTCTTCGTCGTCCTCTTGGTCTATTAGGTTTTGGTGGTTCGCCTGTACGAGGTGCGCCAGGTTCTACAAGTTCTCTTTCCATTCGTCTTTGTTCTGATTCACGAAGATTCCCTCTTCGGCGACGAGGACGAGGTGAAACTGGATCAATATCAGCAACTGAAAGTTGAGGTGGCTGCATAGGTATTTGTGGACGCTGTTGCTGAACAGGAATTCTTGGACGCTGTTGTGGTGCTTGCCCGCCATCAAGTGCTTCGGCGACACCTCTTGCGCCACGCTCAAGCAAACCAGGTTTCTGCTGTCGAGCCAAAAGTCGTTGCATGCGAGCATTCCGTTTAGCAAGACGATTATTGCGCTTGCGGTCGTCAACGTTTTCCAAACGTTCACCGATGTCGGCAATTTGATTAGCGATACGCCTCGCAACCCCCCATCCGCATGAGCGACCGAATCTGTCCGTTATTTGTCCGCCGTAACGAGTACCGACAGGGCAACGCCAACCCCCACGCCGATTAGTGCCAGGTATTGACAGACTCGGATCCCATAAAGCACGAACACCCTTTACTTCGTAATTAAAAGTGCTTGCTGTCTGTTCTGAGATGAAAGTCAAAGCCTTGAAGTTGACTTCGTTTTTTTGCATCTACTGTTTCTTTCGGGCTTTTACCAAATCAGGCTTAATAAATGTTTCGTAAATCCAGCGTGTGGCGGTTCGTTCCACCCCGTCGGCGCCAGTGTATTCTACAAGTTCCAGTGCATTAGGAATATCGCCGGTATCTGCAATGAACTTGAATGCGCCATCAGAATTTTTTGCGAAGTCTTCAATATTTTTGATGATGTTGTCTTTGTTGCTTGACTCTGCAAGAGAATTAATCATTCGTGGGAACTTGCGTTTTTCGCCAATCGTGAAAGGTCGTGAGCGTTCAATACTCACGGTCACACCGTTTGGCGCAACGAAAGCAATCTTGCTCATTGACGGACCACCAAGAAGCGCTAAATCGTCTGCTCCAATATCGGCAGGCAATTGAATAGCGCGAATCATTGCGCCATCTTCCATGTCAGGGTTTTCACTGAATGAACGCAAAACAGAAGAAGGAACAACAGGGCGCAAAATTACGCCGTCTCTACGAATCATTCTGCCCTCACCCTTTGGGGCGCCTTTGAGTAGTTTGATTGAATCCGCTACCGAACGATTGAACTTATCTTTTTGAAAAGCACCCGTTCTTGGAATTTGTGCCATGCGTTGAATCTGAATTGTCCTTGCTGAAGTTGGCGCACCTTCTAATACTTCAGAAAGATTCTCCTGTCGTGCTTGCGGAAGTTTTGGTGCCGCCGCAGGACGCATTGCCCGTCTAATAAGTTCTAAAGGACCTGGTATTTCAAATAGTTGAGCACCACAAGTGGAAAAACGGTTATCTGTGAACCTTCCACCAAATTCAAAACCAGCAGGGCATCGTGCTTGACGTCTACGATTTGGCTTTAACCTACTAAGCACACCCTGACCACCACCAGGAATTAGGGCGCCGTAAACTCTCGAACGAATCGGTGAAGTGATTGGAGAAATATTTCCCGGGGTTAACGCTGAACCAATGCCTTGCAATGCTCTTCCCGCACTTGAACCAGAACCAATAATTCCTGCTTTTTCTTCTAAGCCCTCTGAATCGTCTTTACCTACTCGGTATCCACCGCCGCGTTTCTTATATTCACGAACAAGCCAAGCATTCGCATAAGCAGACGGGTAAACATTAAATTTCTTTTTTGCTTCCGCTTTCACTCGTGCATAAAGTTCGGAGTCAGTCGGAATATTGACACCCTTGATTTCGTTTTCTTCACAACAAGATGTGACTACATCAGATTTTATTGTGGACACATTGATTGGTTTCTTATCCACACGAGTTTGAGAGTTTTCGGCTCGGCGTTTCCTGCTCACAGCGGAAGCAATTTGCTCAGCAGTCATACTCATTGCCCTAGATTTTTTTACACATTTTGGATACTTCCCCGAATTTGCGTCCCCACGACCGCAAGACTCAAAGCCTCCACCCTTCTTAGGGCGAGAGATGTCAACCCATTCTTCTTCAAACCATTTACCTAAACCACCGCGCTTAGTTTCATCGCCAATAAAAGTTTCTGCACCTAAACGAGAAATACGGGATTTTAAGTAAAGTTTTGCTTTAAAGTTTAAAAGAGCCCTATTTCCGTCTAAGGGTGTTTTGCGAACATTAGATCCTTTGGTGAAAAGAAACTTTGTTTTTGCGTTCTCAGGGTCAAAAAATAGTTCTTGTCCTAATGCAATATTTGTTCTTTTCATTTTTGTTTTCTCGCGCATAGACATGCGGAGTTTCCTCGCAAAATATTCAAAATCTTGATTGAGGTGATTGCTCATTTTTGTCAGTTCTTTGGGTGCTAATTGATCTGGTAGGGATTAATCCCATTGCATGTTGGGCACCAACCTACTACCCCAAGAATATCAGGTTCGAAGCCTTTGTAAATCTCTAAGCATTTGGCTATGTGCTGTTTTTTCATGTCAATGATTCTTTCTCTATTTTAGTTGTGTCGCCCACATCTAATGTGCCACTTAACTCCGCAACCATGGTGTCATCAATTTCTTTCTGTTTTTCTTTTTTCTCTTTACGCCTTTTTAGGTTCGCTAGAACAAAGTTTCTTGCATCAATTGAGGCATCTTTCTCAAGTTTTGATGCAATTGCGTCTAGTTGCTCTTTTCTTCGGCCAGATATTTTTCCTCTCTTTTGAAGAGAATCAGTAGCGAATTCCAAAACTTGAGCACCACCAGACCTCAATAAAACCAGGCTCATTAATGTGGAGTCAGTGAGTGACCCTGAACCGTCCGCATGCATGTAATCCAATACTTGCAAAGCCGCGAGCGCTGTCGCTTTTGCTCCGTTCCTTACGTTTTCGGTTTTCAGAATGCCTTTAGCACCGTCAATCATCTTCCCCGCAAAAGAGGCAACTTCCTTTGCTGCTGTTTCTGCACTAGGTATCAAACAATTAGACATTTGCATGTCAGTAAATTGATTTGCGTTTGGAGTACCCGGCGGGCATCGCAATTTACCTAGCGCATCCACTATCACACCAGCCGCACGAGCAGCACGTGTTCCAACAGAATCTAGATCGGGTCTATCTTTTATGGTCGGTCCGAGGAACCCTTTAAAAAGTAAAAGATTTTCTTGAACTACCGCAACGGATTTGCGATACTCTGCGACTCTTTCGTTTGCGTCAAAAGCGCGAGACGATTTAATCATCGCCTCTCCTTATCAGTCGCTTGAGTCTGACGCTTTATTGATTGTTGACATTGGAACCACATCATCATCCTCTACTTCTTTTTTCTTAGAAGCCTTTTTGGGTTCCACTTTTTCTTCTACGGCTTGTTCAACGACTACTGGTTCTTCCTTGACTTCAACCTCAACAACAGCAACCTCTACTTCGGGTGTCGCTACCACAGGGACTTGTTCTTGTTTTGTGTCAAAAAGAAGCCCTGAAGTGTTGACTGAGTCAACAGGTTGATTCAGTTTTCTCATTTGTCAAATCCTGTTTCAATTTCGAGCATTTCAAGTTCCATCAAACTGCTCAAGAACTCTTTTGCTTCATCGTCAAGAAGAACTTTTTCATTTGGTTTTTCTGAAGTCCATGATTCTGGGATCATGTCTTCTTTCCCAAGTTCTTTGGCGCGCTTCATGCAATGCATTTTTGCTTCGTCTTGGTCTTTCGCACGACCGACAGCCATAATTGCCATCTTCAAGTCCTCTTCGTCCTTGATTGGGTAAGAGCCGTCTGCCATTGCCATTCCGCCCTTAGCCATTTCCATGCGCTCATCTTCGCTGTACATTGCTTTCAAGGCAATGTCGGCTACTTCTTCGTCAATGTCGGCTGCTTCTTCTGGCTCGTATTCATCAAAGCCGAGAATTTCACCGTCAACCCCAACATAAACATCGTAAGATTTTCCGTCTACGCCTTCAATTTCAACTGCGTAAGCGTCGTATCCGTCAAACATATCTGCATCAACAGAAACAACTTCACCATCAATTGACTTTGTTGCGATAGCAGAAGCCTCACTGAACGAAATAACTTTCTGACCAGGAACTGTTGCTACTTCACCGATCAAGTCTTCGTTGAGAAGATGCCAACCCATACATTCTCCGCTTGTTCCGTCAAAGTAAGCCTCAACAGGTTTTCCATCTTTGCGTTGAACATCAACAACAAAAATATCAACTTCATCTGCGTAGCCTGAGTCAAGAACTTTTCCTGCAAACATGCTCTCAGCCATACCTTCAACTTCTAGAAGACTTGGCATTGTGTCTTGTTGTTCACATCCACCTGGGCATGATGCACAAATTTCTGAACCGCCTGCGTAAACCCGACGCTCAATAGCGCAAACAAAAGCAAGATCGTCATAGTCTGCTGACTTGACGCCCATTGTTTCCATACGCTTTGCTCGAGCCTTTTTGCGTTGCTCCATCATTTTTTCAATCTCGCCGTACATCTTCTCTTCTTCCTCGTCAAGATCTTCTGGCATATCCTCTTCTTCGTCGTCCGTCTCTTCTTCTTCGGCGACCATTGGCATTGCTGGCTTCTTTTTCTTTTTAGGAGCAGGCATTTCTTCGTCCTCTGCCATTTCTGTTTCCTCATGTGCCATCTTTGCTACTTTTTCATCCGAGGCTGTAACCCATTCAGATTTTTCGGTTGCTACTTCTGGTGCTGCGTCAGCAGGTACGGCTTCTTCCGTTTGCGTGACAGCCTTTGCTCCACACTTGCCACAAACTTTTGCTCCCGGCTTGTAGCCGCAATCTTTGAGTTCCAAACCTTTTGCGCACTCAATTCCGCCGTCTGCTAAAAGTTTTACTATTGGTGTCGTATCAGCCATGTTCGTGGACTCCTTATAGTGCATTGTTTTCGCAATGCACCGTGATGGATTAGAGCAAACAGAGCAAGGTGTCAAGCGTTTTTCGCCTGACATCAAGCACTGATATTTTGCCGTTTTTTGTGGTAAACCTGTTATTGAAGTATAACTCATCTTAGTCTTTTGTTTTTGCTACAAATGTAACCAACATAAAAATGTTTTTATTATTTACATTATGTCCATGATGTTGAGCAGTGCGTCAAACGCATCATCTTCAACACCATCAATTTCAACTCGTACACCTTCTTCCGTAACCTCTGATTTGATTTGGTAGTAATCCAAAATTGGATCTAAAAGTTCTTTAACTTCATACAATGATCGTTCTGGGGACGAAATCATAAGCGTTTCTTTTTCGTCAGTTTGTAAGGATTTGGCTTCAATATCAGACAAAGCACCACCCGCACTCAACACCTCTTTAAGGAGATTGAAGGCGTTTTGTAGTTTTGCCATGTTGCGAGAGTTAATTACCCTGCCTGCTTTGACTTCGATGTCTTCATCAGCATCTTTGCCCATCAGTTCAGAAATAGCCGCCATCAACATTGGAATCATGCTTTGAGGACTCATGCTTTCCCCACCACCACATCCGCAGTCATGTTCTTTTTCTGAGTCGTAGTAAGGCATTTCCATGACGCCACCTTTATCGTCATCGCCTTCCATGACCCAATTATCTTTGTCTGCCATGTAGTTGATGAAATCTGGTTCCGAGTTCATGAACTCTTTAAGAGCCTCATAAGCCTTTTCGTTGCCCTCGTCTTCGTTCTCAAATTCAACATCTTCAAGTTGCATTTCTTCTTCGCCTTTTGGTTTGTCTTCCTCGGCAAGGCGACTAGCAAGTTGTTCCATCATTTCATATCCCTTTTCTTCGCTGTCAAGGAAGTCAAAGATTGATTTGATGTCTTGTTCGTTAAGGGAATCCAAAGATTTCCCTGGCTTAAGTATTGACCCCAACCGCTCACTGAACTCCGAGTCGCTCCAATTGTTCTTCTTTAACTTGCCACGGCAGTTCTTCATGCCGGGGTGATGGCACCCTTCGTTCGGCCAGAGACCAGTGGTTTCGTGGTGAAGCCAAGCGCAAATATTGCTCAACGGGTACAACTCAGGGTGGTTTGCAAGAATCACTCGGCATCGTCGGAAACCGCCTGGCTTGCGCATAATTGGGCGCCAGTAGCGCAATAACTTTTCAAGGTTGCCCCTACGAGGACCGTACCCACGAGTTCTTGCAGTGACAATTTCTTGTGGAATGATTCCACCAAGAGGGTCAGCCTTCTCTGGGGACTTTGGTTTCACACCAGCAGGCACCTGAGGGTCTTGTTCCATTCGGTATCGGTCTTCAAAACGACGTTCACCATCAGAGCCACTTGGCTTATCTCCATCAACATTGACATACACGGTTTGTGGTTTAACTCTTGTTGGTTCACCAAACATGAACTGATCGTCTTCGTAATGATAAGAGAGACGCATTGTGACTATCTCGCCTGTTTCTCCACGATGGTCAAAAATGACGCTGTTCTCGTCAGATTCCCTAACCCGCACTGAGCCACCAAACTTTTTTGCTAAGGCGTATGGAAGGTTTTCTTTGCGTCCCTTTTCGGGCATCGGAGCATTGACAGCGTCATCGTTGCCGTCTTCTTCTGACTCCTTGCGAGGCTTTTCTTCTTCAGGCTTTTGTCTTGCCATACCGCTTTCCAAAATTCGCATCAGCAACGAACGACCTTGTTCTGTGAGTTTGCCATCTTCGCCACGCATCTCACCTTTAATGCTTTCGTTGTTATCTTGCCCTTCAACTGATTTGATTGAAATAGTGCCAGTGAGTTGATTTGCGCCGTGAAGAACAGGGCTTGCTTCGTAGAGTTCAACTTTTTTAAGAACATTGGCTTGACGCTTAGGATCAAAATCAGCGTCAAGTGTTTTGTAGCCGATAGACCATTCTTGTTCTTCGCCAAAGAAGGCAACATCAGCGAAAGCCTGTTTGCCTCGTTCTGACTTCAGATTGAATTGAACCTTGGCGTAAAGACCACCAATTCCCGCGGCACGCATCTTCATTGGGAGCCTTGGATCTGACGCCGGCACTTCGTACATGTCAAGAACTTTGCCGATTGGCTCATTCCAGTTGTGACCCCATACAACCCGTGGTTTACGCCTTTTTAGGCTTTCGTTGAAAGCACCTGGCACGATGATGTCACCAACGGAGTCCTTGTTCCCAATGCCAGCAACAAAACATTCAACTACTCCAAGTGCTTCGTCAATGTTGAATTGACCTTGTAGCGCTTTGTATTGTTGTGATTCAGATATTGCTGTTGGCATGATGCTCCAAAAATGTTTGTTTATTAACAATAAACTATTTGAAGCCCCAAAAAATGAACACTTTCAGTATATCAAGGGTATTTTACTGAAACTAGTCCTCGCTAAATCCAAAACGAAGACGGCAACGACAATTGAATGTGAGAGCAGGTGGGGCTATTGGATCGCCAGGGAAACGCAACATCATCCCGTCAACAACAAATCCATCACCAAAATTCACTGTCTTGCCTTCAAGAAACTTATGAGCAGTACGAACACGGGAATCTTTTCGGGTCAACCAAGTCTTCGTGAAACCACCAGCACTGTCTTTGCCCGCCAAATACACGCCGCCGTTATAGGAGGATTGTGCTTCATGTTCAGCAATGTCTCGTTTGCGCTTAGAAATAAGTTTTAGGAATATTGCGATCAAAGCCAATCTTAAGAGCGCAGATTTGTCTTCTTCGTTTTGCTCCATTAACGCAACGGCAATAGCGGAAGCAATTTCCTCGGCTGTGCTTGTGTTCGCTTGTTGCATTCTTTCTATCTGTTGCTGAGCAAGTTTTTCAACTTCCTGAGGTTCAAGCGCTACTTCTTCACTGGTTCGTGAAGCAACATACTCTTTTGCATCTTGATAGATGGCGACAATGATTGGCTCCAAATCGTCTGCAAGTTGTTTGTTCCATACCTCAGGATCAAAGACCATATCCACTGTTAAGGCACCACTCGCTAACGCTTTCGCTCCACGTTTACCAAATGCTTTTTCCATGACAACTCGTTGTTGTCTTTCAAAAAGTCTTTCTAAGGCACGATCAATAATTTCCGTCCACCTGTCGGTGTCGGTATCTGCTTTTGTTTCAAGTTCGTTGAGAAACTTGAGTTGCATCTCTTCTTGAATTTTTTCAAATTCAGAAAGTTGTTGGTCGGGGGTGAGAGTCGCTGTTTCTGTTGGTGTTTCCGCTGGTAGGTCTGGTGCGGGGATGGGCGATGGTGGTGCAGGCTGAGGCATTTCCATAGCGCCTTCTTGCGGTGGGAGACCGCCTGGTACAGCGTTTGGATCAACACCCGCCATGTCAACTGGCTGTTGTTCTTCGGGTTTAAAAGGTTTCTCTGTGTTGGCGATAGGTGTGAGGTTCGGGTTGGACAGGAGACTGTCAGCAAGTTCTGACTCAACTTTTTTACGACCTGTTGCGCTTCGGTATTCGTTGAGGCTAATTAAGCCTTGCTGAAATTCGTCCATCACATAGCGTTCACGCTCTTGTTTGGCAAGAATAAGAATTGGAATATCGTCAGTGTCAAAATCAACATAATATTTATCGTCAAGTTCATCAAGTGCACGAGCAATTGTGTGTAGGTGAGGAGCCATTGTTTCCATCCAAAACACTCTCAGTTCTTCAGATGCGTTCGCAAAAGTTCTGCCAGCAGCGTTACCTATAACCGATTCTGGAACACCGAACGCGGCAAAGATTTCGTTCTTTTGTATTTCGCGCATTTGCGTGTAGGCGGCATCTCGTGGTGATGCAGAAGTATCCACATAGTCAACACCTGCTTCTGATGCAATAACGGTCGTTGAACCCGTTTTTGAAAGGTTGCCACGAAAACGGTTTTTTAGTTCTTGTTTGTCGTCATCTTCCATGTCGCCACGAACAACAAGCAACCCACCAGGTCGCCCATCGTTGAGAAGGTAGTTGCGGTTGTAAAGTTTTGACAAAGTTTCTAATTCAATTGCAATACCAGCAGATTCCATTGGGGTCATTGAAAGATATGGGTCTAACGGGTGTGGTCTGCGAATCCAGCAGACATCTTCTGGTTTGAGAGTGAACTTTGTTCCGTTGCGCATATCGACTTCAAAACCCGACACAAATTTTTTCGGGTCAGGAAGCGGAGCAGTAAATTGGGGAGGCAAAAGTTGTAGGGCAATAATTTTGCCGTCACGAGAACGAACCTTCTCAATAAAAACACCTCTTGTGCTCATTAAGAGTTGTGCTGAGACTCTGTACCTGAAAGCAAAAGAATTTTCGCCTTCGTTGGATTTTGAGTTAAAAATTTCTAGTAGAGATTCATTGCTTTTTGTTTTTTCTCCGCGTTGATCGTTGCCTTTTCTTAAAATGACTGGGAGGCGTGCTTGGTTTCCTGCAATTGCGTCAATGCATCGGAAAACCCATGTAACTTTTTGCATACCGTCTCGGTACGCACGCTCAATATCCCAACCGTCTTTGTACGGTTTGCCCGCTCGTTGTGTATCAAACGCAATAGGGGCGCCAGGATTGGACATCGCTTTTTCACTGATGTTCCTGAGATCCTTATTGTTATTGCTGTTCCAAGCCATTATTCAGATCCCAACAGATACCCATAGATTCCGCAAGCAATACCACCAGTAATAAATCCCGCAGGCGGAAATATAAGACCAGCACCTAAAGTAACGCCTACGACGAATAGAAACATCAAACAGTTTGCAAGGTTGCGGCGTGTGGCGAATAACTTAAGTTTGCGATAAATATTCATTGAGACCGTCACCTTAGCAAATGAAAGACCTATTTAATACTACATTATGTATCTACCTATTTTTACGAGGGCTCATGGCTGACTGGGATAAAATTTATGAATACCTTCAACCAAAAGACCCTTTGTTTTGTCCTGAAGATGCATCCCTAACTCAAAAAGTTTTTTTGAGAAGTTACGCACTTGAAGGTCTTTTTGGTGGGGCGGCTGGCGGGGGTAAATCTTCTGCATTGCTTATGTCTGCTTTGCAATATGTAGATGTACCTAATTATTCAGCCATTCTATTCCGTCGCACATACGCAGACTTGGCTTTGCCGGGTGCGCTAATGGATCGTTTCCGTGGTTGGGTTTCGGCATACGAAGATGTTCATTGGAACGCCAATAGTTATGTTGCGACATTCCCATCTGGTGCTCGTGTTTCTTTTGGTTACCTAAATAACACAAACGACTACCTGAGATATAAGGGCTCGGAGTTTCAATTTATTGGAATGGACGAGGTGACAGAAATCCGTGAGAATGATTACAGGTACATGTTTTCTCGTTTGCGCCGACCTGCTTCTGGCCCTCTGTCCAAGGTTCCCCTGCGAATGCGCTCAGCCTCTAACCCTGCCCCCAACTGGGTCCGGCAGAGATTTATTGTGGAAGGTAAAAATGAGCAGCGATTTTTTGTACCATCATTTTTAACTGATAACCCAGGAATTGATGCTGAGTCATATCGCCAGGCATTGTCCGTCCTTGATCCTGTTGAGCGCCGAAGGCTTGAATTTGGTGACTGGTGGGCAACCACTCTTGGCACATTGTTTGAAAGAACTGACTTCCCAATTATTGATGGAGCCGATGTTCCGACAATCACTAGCGCTGCTCGTGCCGTAAGGTATTGGGACTTGGCGGCTACAGAACCGCACTCAGGCAACACCGACCCTGACTGGACGGTGGGAACATTAATGCTTTTTGACCAAGGAATTGCCTACATTATGGATGTTCGCAAGATTAGGGCAAAATCAGACAAAGTGGAAACCTTTATTTCGCAGACTGCCCAAGAAGACGGTAAAGCCGTGGCTATCAGAATGGAGCAAGAACCGGGTTCCTCGGGCAAAGCACTGATTGACCAATATGCAAGATATGTTGTGCCAGGTTGGGATTTGGAGGGGATTCGTTCATCGGGCGACAAAGAGACAAGAGCAAGACCTTTTTCCGCTGCGGTTGCTAACGGTAATGTTCGTCTTGTTAGAGGCAAATGGATTACTGACTGGCTTGACGAAATATCTTCGTTCCCCGAGGCTTGTACCCATGATGACCAAGTTGACTCTGCGGTCGGCGCATTTACTTTTTTAACTGGCTTAGGGTTGCCTCAGAGGAAAAGAGCGACTATCATCGTGTAGGTAAACCTATACCACTATTGCCGAGAGGATTAAACCAATGAATAAAGCGTATAAATCCCCAACCAAAACGCAGTTAAAAACTGCCAGTAATCAAAGCAAAGATGTAATTGCTGAATGGGTGAAGAAGTCAAGAAAAAATCTTGAACTAAGCCAAGAGGGTTTAGCAGAAATTGCAGGCATTGATCGCAAGACTATTAATCGAATTGAGAACGGTCACTTTTCTCCGAGTATTGAAACGTTGGTAAGAATTTCTGTTTCGCTTAACTCAAAAATCCCTTCACTCGTATGAGTAATTGGGACAACGAAAACCTTCAACCCTTTGTTGAACTCCGCAAAGCGTTAATGGCTATTGGGGACAAGGCTTTAAACAATCTAAACGAGAACGACGAGCAACTTTGGTTTGACACACTCGTTTTGCTTCACGCGATCAAGAGCGATATCGGAAATATTTTTTCACAGTATTCCAACCTCATTGCAAACAAGATTGAGACTGATGAAGCAACAGCATCTAATGGTCAAAAGATTGAGAAGAAATCAGCGTTTGATCGCAAAGGGTGGAAGCATGAAGATCTTGCTTCTGAGGTTTTGCGAAGGCTCAATGATTTATCTGTTGATATGGATACGGGTGAGGTGGTTATGACAGCCAATGAGGTTGCTATGAAACTTCTTGACTATGTACAACCCTCTTACTGGCGTATAAAAGAATTGTCAAAATTGGGCATCAACGCAGATCAATACTGCGAAGTGGGCGAACTTAAAACAAGCATCATCGTAAGAAAGGAACAATAATGAATAACATTTATTCACAACTCACAGAATCTTTTCCACCCGAAATGGAAAAACGCCTTAACAAGGGCGGCGCAAACTTGGTCTATGTGCCAATTAGTGAAGTTATTAACCGTATGAATAAAGTTCTCGGCGTGGAAAATTGGTCGTTCACTGTCAAGAATTGGCAACAACTTGGAACATCAATCGTTGCTCAAGTTTCTGTCGTCGCAACAATTGAAGGCAATACCGTTACTCGTGATGGTGTTGGTGGACAGAAAATTAAGATGTCCAAAAATGGTGACCCTGTTGATATTGGGGACGAAGTTAAAGGTGCGGTTTCGGACGCCTTAAAAAAAGCGGCTCAAACTCTTGGTATTTGCTTGTATCTTGCCCGCTCAGAAGAGGCAATCGAAATAGAGCAAGCAATGGAAGCCACTGCGGTTGTGTCTTTGGCACCCGTTGTTTCCCCCAAATATGCTCAGTTCAAAACATTACTTGAAGCCAAAGATGAAAATAAAGCAAAGATTAAGAGTTTTTGGTCCAACTATGGCAGAGGTCGCCCTGTCCCTAAACCATCAGAGTTCACCGAAGAAGAACTTGATGTGCTTATCACAGAACTAATTTCCTATCAGTTTGAAGGATCGGTTGTCGTAGAAACGCCAACACCCAAAAAAACCAAATCTCCCGAGATGCCACCTCTCAAAGATATTGACTAATGTGCTCAATGCTCCTGAATATCTCTCACCAAGTTCAATAAGCACATTTCAGCAATGTCCGTATAAGTATAAACTTTCTCGGATTGACGGGCTTAAAGAACCTGCAACAGAGCATACATTGCTCGGCAATTATGTTCATTCTATTTTGGAAGAGTTCTACCGTCTTGATGCATCGCAGCGAACGGTCTTAGGTGCTCGGACTTTATTTCGTTCCATTTGGGATAACTATTCTGAAGAAGTTATCAATATTTATCGTGGTGACAAAACCCGTATCAATGAGTTTAGGTTAAGGGCGCGTTACTGCATAGAAAACCTTATGGCGATGGAACCGTCTGACGCAATTGAGTTTGACGGCATCGAGACAGAACTAAATCACTCCGTGCTTGGCGTTCAAATCAAAGGTTTTATTGACAGATGGGTAGTCAAAGAAGGAAAAATAAATATTGGGGATTACAAAACAGGTAAAGTTCCTCAGTTGCGATTCCGAGATGACAAGTTTGACCAACTACTTATTTATGCGGTTATCTTGTCTGAAATTGAAGAGAAGGAGATTGGCACCTTAGAGTTGCTCTACATCAAAGACGGGGTTAAACTAACCAAGGATCCAACCCAAGAAGATATAAATAGAATAAAAACAATGTTAGTGGAAATAAGAAGTGCCATAGACGAACGATGCCAAACGGAAGTTTTTGAAACCAAAGTTGGTGTATTGTGCGGATGGTGTCACTTTAAACCTATATGTCCTGCATGGAGTAAAAAGAAATGAACGATGAAGCATTCTCGCGACTTGTCGCCGAAGAAGTAAAAAATAAAGCAACCGGAGCCCAAAAAAAATATTTGGCGATGCCAGAAAACCTTGAAAGATGGCGACGCGCACTTCAGTATCTTTCCTCAAATCTTGAGGATCAGATCAAGGATATTGACCGCCAAGAAAAAATTCGTTCGGACCAGTATCAAGGTCTAGGGGATGAGGGAGATCTCTTACTCGCCGAAACATCAGCAAACTCTGCTATTCGAAGAACAAAGATTGATCGGTTTAGATTTTTTGTCACGGCAAAACTTGATGAAGTGACAAGAATGGCTAAATTATCGTTAGGTGAAAATTTGTCTGAGGGCTTTTATCAAAAGTGCATCAAAAAATGGTGGTCTCTAATGGAGGAGTTTGAGATGGAGCCAACCAAAATTGATCTTGCGCTTCATGCTTCCCTTGATGGAAAATGGGAATTTGAAGACATAAACAAAGAAGATAATTTTTCAGATTTTCAAGATTAAAAGTTACCGCAATGACAAGACAGCGACTTTTTCTTGATACATCCTGCGTGGATGCGGCAAGAGAAAGATTGCGTCATGTCTACGACACTTTTGACACCGTTTGTTATCAATTCTCTGGAGGCAAAGATAGCACGGCAATTATTTATCTTGCAAAAGAAATTCACGAGGAAAGAAATCTTGGTAAAGTAAAAGTTATCTTTCGTGACGAAGAAATGGTTAGTCCGTCAGTAATTGCCTTTGTTGAAAAAGTCCGACAGTATGACTGGGTTGACATGGAGTGGTATTGCCTTCCATCGGGTCAAGAAATTTGGGTTTTAGGTAGACGAGAGTATGTTTTGTTGTGGTCACCTCAAAGAAAAGCAGAAGGTCGCCTGGTTAGAGAGATGCCCGAGTGGGCTATTAGGGCAGAACATTTTGGTTTAGATCCGTCTAAGCCTTGTCCGAATCTTGTTGATTACTACACCATGCAAGGCAAAAAAGGTAGAACTGCTTTCGTTATGGGTGTCAGAGCAAACGAGTCAATGGTCAGGTATCGGTCGTGTGTTCAAAAACTTCACGAAAATTATATTGTTTCCCCATTCTTGCTACAAAAATCTATTCCATTAAAATTTGCAAAAGTTATTTACGATTGGACAACCGAAGATGTTCTTAAATTTATTATTGACGAACACAAAGCCGAGTATTGCGAATATTATGATTTGGCCGAATTAACTGGTAGCAACAGTCGTGTAGGGATTCCTTTGCATTCCGTCGCTATTCGCAGGATTGGAGATGTCGTTGCTACTGAACCTGAGTTCTACGATCAACTTGTCCGCTGTTTCCCCCAGATAGATGCACAACGCAGATATTGGGCTGACTTTGATATTGAATCATTGATTTTAAGTTATGCATCAAAAAGTTGGGAAGGGGTTTCGGAGTGTATTGACGATCACATGCTCACACCGGGTATGCGTTTAGACGCATTAAAATTTGCTTCTGCTTTCCGAAAAAAACGGGCGGTTGACCCATATGGTTTCCCTCTTGAGTACCTTGTTAGAACCCTGCTTTTGAATGAGTTCCATCAATCAACACCAACCCCTGTCGGTCCAAAAACTAGAGCACACACGATGAGGCTGAAGGCTATTGAGGCAGGGGATGATTACTAAATGTTTCCAAACAAAACAAAATGAAAGTGACGGTCGGCTGTGGAAATATCTCTTGTAGACAATAGACAACTTAAAATTGCCAAATGGGGGGTAAACAGTATTCTGCGTCCTGAAAAGATGCTGCTCAAAACATCAATGATTGACTACGGATGGATACAGCCAATAGTTGTAAAGAAATCTGATAATACAATTATTGATGGTTATCAAAGATATTTGATTTCCGTTGATGAAGAAAAATTCATCAAAAAGTACGGGCGTTTAGTCCCTGTGATTTACAAAGATGTGGATGAAGTTGGGGCAATGATCATGCACATCAGACTAAATCGTGCTCGTGGCATCATCAACGCTTACGCTTTAAGTAGGGCAGTTAAGAGATTAATTGCCTCGGGTAAGTATGAAGAAAACGATTTATCTAACTTGTTTTTAATGCATGACGATGAAATTGATTTACTTATGTCTGATGGTCTTCTTAAGAAGAAAAACTGGCAGAAATATGAATATTCACGGGCTTGGGTTCCAATAGAGGTAGCCAAACCAGTTGTTGAACAACCCTTGGACATTGAAAGACCACCTAACAAAGACCGTTAAATATTGTCAATAGTTCATATGTGGTAAAATTCGGTTAGTCCTTTTAGGGAGTACTGATGCCACGACCAAGATCAACGGAAGATGTTGAATTCCGAACAGATGTAGATACTGCAGGCGGTGTTGTCCGTCGCGCCCGTTTTGTTCGTCGCCCTCGTGTTGTAGGTGGTCGTCGGGTTCCTGGTAATGCAAGATATTACCGTCGTCGCCAAGCAGAGTTGAACGCAGCAAGACGGCAACGCCGTGGCGCTGTTGCTGGTGCCCGTAATGCTGCTCGTCGTGGTCGTGCCGCCGAAAGAACGGCAAGGGGAGCAGGTCGCGCAGGTCGCAACGCAGGCAATCCAAGAAATGTAACCCCAAGAAGCACACAAGGTTCTCGTCGTCGTGGTGGTGTACGAGGTGCGTTAGCCCGTGTTGCTAGAGGTGTTGCTGACAGGCTCGAAAGACGCCGCACTCGTCGTCGCTGATAATCGGAGGTAACCGATGGCTTTAGTGACGGTATCTGAACTAAAGACTTATATGGATATAAGTTTCTCTAATAGGCAAGAAGACGCCGCCCAATTTGTTATTGATGGTCTTCAAAGCGAGTTAGAAACATATCTGCGTAGACCCATTGAGGTTGCGTCATTCGTTGAAACATATGTTCTTGATTCTGACCATGTTGGTTTGCCAATGGGTTCAAGTCTTTTCAACGATGTTTACAATTCCACCGATGTTGATCCTGTCGGGATTATTACCTACGGCACACCCCCTCCAACAATTTATTTAAAGAACTCCCCTGTTGTTTCTGTTCAAAGCGTTACCGTCAAAAATCTTTCAGAAGTTCAGCGAACTTTGGGTGAAGCGTTAAAGAGGCAAGCAACAATCAGTTCAGCAACGGTGTCAGGTTCTAATGTTACCTACACTGCTTCTGGTCATGGTATGACTATTGGTCAAACCGTGTCTATCACGGGGATGTCTAGTAGTGCATTAAATTTGACTTCCAAGGTTATTACTTCTGTTGCTACTAATACATTTGTTGTTTCACAGAGTGGGCTCTCAGCGGGCACTTTTAATCAAGCAGGTACCGCAAATGCATACGGCTACGACTACACGGTTCGCACATACGGCATTGACTATTATCGTGGATACGCCAACGACAATGTGACCGTGACCTACACGGCTGGTTTAGCGGGTGATGGAATCAAAATGTTTAAGTTAATGATTCTTCGTGCCGCGGCTCGCGAAGTACAAAACATGCACGACGATGTTGTGGGTATCAAAGATCTTGGAGCCCGTGAAGTTGCATTACAGGAAACAGGTTTCTTAGAAAAAGAATTGATGTCTGTGAAACGGTGGCGCAGAAACAGGATTGGTTAAATCATGCCAAGTGATTTAAGAATCAGAATCAAAGTTGATGCTCGTGCGGCTATAGCGAGAATGAACGCCATGGAGCGTCGTTCTAAAGATTTTCGTCCTGTTTTTCGATGGGCTAAAAGAGAACTAGAAAAAGCAAACGCAGCAAACTTTGCGCAGAATGGTTTGCCGGTTGGTGGATGGTCTCCTCTTAAGCCTCGCTACTCGGCATGGAAAGCAACCAAGTTTCCGGGTGCCCCAATCATGGTGGCGTCTGGCAAACTATTCAAAGAATTGCGATCCTTAAACGGTCCTGCTAACAGCATCAGATTGAAATCGGCAACTTTTGGTACAGATTTAGAGTACGCAAAATTCCATCAATACGGAACGAGTAAGATGCCTAAACGAAAGATTATTTACGAACCAAAACAATTTGCTGAACGTCTCGCAATATTGGCAGCAGATTATGTTTCAGACGGAAGAACACGATAAATGAGTACACCAGTAACAGACTTAATGCACGGCGCACAGTGGGCTAAGTACTATGTCAACACATATTTGAATAGCGATTTACCTAACAGAATAAATCGTTACCGTTCTGGTTGGAATCTTGACTCAAATGAGTTGCCAACACCTGAATTTTTCTTAACTTACGAACCAATCGCTCTTGACCACTGGCCAAGCATTATTACGGTGTGTCTATCAAGTTCCCCTTTTGAGCGCTTGATGCAAGGTATTCAGGGCGACCCTCTTTATAGGGTCACCTACAATATGCGAACATATATCTGGACAAAAACTGAGGGTTCAGAAGCCGTCACATTGATGCGAGATAGGTTGACAACGGTTGTTAGGTCGGCTTTGATGGATAAGCCTTGTTTGACACGGTATGACAGTGATTTTGACGCAGAGGTCATGATTGACGAATCTTCTATTACTGAAGAGTTTTCTGACTTAACTCTCATTAAAGGCGACCGAGTATTAGCGGGTGCTTATTTAGGCTACAATTTGATATTGAACGAAGTGATTTATAGAGATCAAATTGCGGCTATAACTGGCTACGACATACAAAACTACAACATGCGCAATACGGGAGCAACGTACTAATGGAACCAAGTTACGGCAAATCAGGTTCTAAAGGCACTATTCGTGTCTGGAATAAGACAAATGGGTATCTTGATGTGTCCGAAGAAGGGCATTTACTTACAGGGCAAACCGCTGCTTGGGTTGAAGAAACCGATGAAATTGTTGCTCTTATCGACGCCGGGCTGTTAGAAGTCCTAGAGGGTCAGTTGAGCAAAGTGTCTTCAGCCCAATCTGATGAAAATTCAAAAAAAAAGAAGTCTTTACCTACAACAGATCAGCCGCCCCTCAGTTCAGGCACAGAAGATCTAGTTGTTGTGGTTGAGGATATTAAAGATGAAAAAGAAATAGTCCCATCAAATAATGATGTTTCTGTTAAGACTGTTTAAGTAATGTATACTCGTTTTACGGAAATTTCTTCAACTCAAATGGAGGGTGCTAGATGCCCGGCGTAACAATCTCAACAGCAGTTCGTACAGGTGCAACAAATACTGGCACTGCTCCAGCAGCAACATTTTTTCTTTTGGGTACAGCGGAGCGTGGAAAAGGTTCTGTAGCCGTTCCTGTTACTTCGCTTTCGGATTTTGAAACAAAATTTGGTGAGCATGTAACTGGCTCATATTCGTGGTATTCCATGAAAACATTCTTTGAAGAAGGTGGCGTAAGCGCTTACTTTGTTAAAGTTAATGCCGCCGCTGGCGTCGCCGCAACAAAAGCACTTTTAGCGGCTTCTTCTGCTGCTGGTGTTACTTTCACTGCAGTTAGCAAAGGTGCGTGGGGAAATAGTTTGGGTTTCGCTGTCACCAACAACACAACCAATTTTGATGTCACTATTACTTACAGTGGCACTACGATTTTCTCGGGAACAGGATATGAAGGTCTGAGCGCTTTGGTCACAGCAGTAAATGCTGACACAACTGCCGCCAACTATGTAACTTGCGCTCTGACTGCTTCCGCTGTTTCTACAGCGCTGTTGGTAACCGCAGCATCTTCGGCGCCGTCAAACGGTTCTGACGGCACTGTTGCGAAATCAGATTTCATCACCGCAATTTCTTTGTTCACTGAAGAACTTGGCGCAGGCGCTGTAGCGGCACCTGGTATCGCTACAGGTTCTTCGGACACCACTTTGTATGATGCTCTTCGCACACACGCAGCCGCAAACAATCGTGTTGCGTTGGCAGGTTTTGCTTCAACAAACACTTTGGCGCAGGCTCGTTCCGCTTCAACTGGATACACAGGAACAACTTCGCACGAATTCATGGCTTTCTACCATCCTTGGGTTTACATCCCACAGGGTTCAGCAACAGTTGAATTACCGCCAGAAGCGTATGTAGCCGCTGTGCGTGCTCGTACACACAACTCCACAGGTCCGTGGAAGGCTTATGCGGGTGTTGCATCAGAGGCAAGGTTCGTTTCAGGTTTAACTCAAGCGGTTAGCCGTGCGGATGCTGATTTGATGGACACATCATATGTGAACCCTTTGCGTTTAGTTAACGGGCGAGTTCGCATCTATGGTGCTCGTTCTCACTCATCAGTTGTTGCTCAGTGGCGTTTCATTACCGCTCGAGAAGTCATCAACTATATTTCCGTTCAAGCCAATAATCGCCTGGAAGATCTTGTCTTCTCAACAATTGACGGTCGTTCAACACTGTTCGCAAATATCATCAACGCCATTCAATCGGTTGTAGAACCAATTCGCATTGAGGGTGGTTTCTACGAAGGGTTTGATTCCCTTGGTAAGCGAATTGATTACGGCTACACAATTAAGTGTGACGATTCATTGAACCCTGTCGCTGACCTTGAGACAGGAACAGTTAAGGCAAGAATCGGTGTTCGTGTTTCCAGTGTCGGAGACAAAATTGAAGTTGATTTAATCAAGTCAAATCTAACAACTGCTTTGGCATAACGGAGGAATAAATGGCTCGTCCAACACTGTTCAAAAATCTTGCTACACAACGCCAAATTGTTGGCAGGATCACGCCTTCAGAAGGCACAACAGGTCTTCCAACATTCCCTGATTATTTCACTCAGGTCGCTGGTGGAGAAATCACTGCTTCGGTAGAAAAGGTTTACCACGGTGGCGACTTGTTCTCCGAGACACTTTGTGCGCCATCAGAAATTGGTGACATCACATTGACTGGTTATGTGTCAACAGACAGCGCATTTCTTGGGAAAATCCAACAGTTGCGTCAAGTAGTTGGTCGTGTTCGTTACGACATTGATGTTCATCTTTTTGACTGCGACATTGCTGTTCCTGGCGCTGACCGCCAGTACACAAAGGCTTTGCTTGTCGGTTTGACTGAGCCAGACGGTGATGCAACTTCAGGAACGCCAGCAACCTTTACGCTGACCTTTAGTGTTGCCACTGTTTCTGTAGGTAACGCGCCTTTCTAATAAATCCCTGAGTTTTAGGGTTGCATTTTGACGGTTTGAGCCGTGTTAGTGTTGCGTCCATGACCAACATTACATTCAGTTCAGAAGATAGTGAAAGCAAAACACCCAAGACATCTAAAAGTCCTCAGCAAATAGCCGACTCTGACAATGTTTTAGATCAACTTAAAAAGGTAATCAAAGAAAAAGTCCGCCGTGACGATGTGTATATCGCTATTCCTGAACGACCAGGTGTAATGATTCGTGTTTCTCCAAACATCACACAACAACAGTTGAAGACTTGGCGTAGGAACGCCGGTGAAGAACGCAAGGGTGGTATGGATACCTTGAAGTTTTCAACCAACTTGATTGCCGCAACCACTACTGGCATTTTGTTAAACGACGAAATTGCTACCGATGAAAGTGGTGTTGAGGTAACTTTTGCTTCACCAGAAATTATGCAAATGACAGACACCACTCGTCCGCACCCTGATTGCGTTTTGGCTTTTTTTGGGCTAGAACCCCATGTTGAATCTGCAGCAGTTGCAATTATTGAGGCTGCTGGTTACGGGGATCAAGTTGACGCATTGGACCCTACGAAGAGGTCTTCCGAGATTTAACGGACGATTTCCGCATAGTTTTAGCGGCGAGGCTTGGAGACCTCTTCAAAACAGATCCGATTCGGCTACTTGACAGTAGTGAAGAAGAATGGATTATACGCCTTGCGTGTGCTAAAGTAATACAG